AAGAACCCATGTTTACGAGAGAAGTTACCAGTTCATTGAACTTGTTTACCGCATTGGTTTTGATTTCCGTCACTTTCTGCAAAACCGCTGTTTTTATGGTATTCCAGACAGACACAAGCTTCGGATAGAGAACATTTGTGATGAGATTCAGAATGCCGTCCTTTAAAACAGTAAACAAGCTTAAAATTCCATCCTTCAGTATAGTAACAATGTTTGTAATGTCACTGCTGATGTTTTCCCAGTTTCCGCTGAGAGCATCTGCAAACACCTGTGTTGTAGCAACAATTAAGTTCAGTGCCGTTTCCACAATAACCTTCACAGCGTCCCATACAAATGAAAAATTCGTCTGTATCTCCGTTAATACGGTACTTAAAATTTCCTTTATGCTGTTCCAGATGATTTGAATGTTGTTCCGAAAATCCTCATTATTTTTATATAAGTCGGCAACAATCAAAATCAGTGCCGTTACTGCGGCAGCTATGGCGGCAATGGGTGCAAGAGGCAACGCAAGACCTGCCGAAAATGCTGATATTGCCGTTACCGCCGTGCTAATCATCGGTGCAAGAGAGCCGATACTTGTCATCAGCGTTCCAAACACAACAAGCAAAGGGCCTGCGGCGGCTATGAGTGTACCGATTACAACGATTATTGTCTGTATTCCCGTTGGCAAAGAAGAAATCCATCCGCATAATTTTTGTATTCCGCCTGTAACTGCGTCTATAGCAGGGGAGAAGGTATCCAGAATCACACCACCAAGAATAATAAATGTATTTTTTACTGCATTAACGGCTTTATTGATTTTAGAGCTGTTGGTCTGCAATTTTTCAAAGGCACTTTCCGTTGCACCTGTGCTTTCACGCATTTGAGCAAGAGTGCCGTTGAAGTCCTCGGCACTGTCACCCAAGAGAATCAAGCCTGCTTTGCCAGCCTCGGCACTGCTCCATAAATCACCGAAGGAAAGGTTCTGTTCATCTGCAGAGTCCTTCAATATGGAAAGTACATCTGCAAGGCTTGCTCCGTTTTCCATCAGCTCCGCAAAGCTTTTGCCTGTCTTTTCCTTTAAAATATCGGATACCGTTGTACCGCTTTTTCCAAGTTCATTCAGCATGGAGTTCATATAGGTGGTGCTTTCCGCTGTGGCAACACCATTTGCCGTCATTTTGGCATAGCCCGTGCAAAGCTGATCTAACTGAACATGATAGGCATTGGCAGTAGGGATAACCTTGCCCATGGAAGAAGATAATTCCGCTACAGTTGTTTTGCCAAGGTTCTGTGTCTGAATCAGCATATCGGAAACATTTGTAACCTCCGATGCTTCCATACCGTAAGCATTCAAAATGGTTGTCAGTACATCCAAAGCCGCACCGGCATCGGCAAAGCCTGCCTTTGCAAGTTTAGTGGAATTAGTTACGAAGTTTACCGCATCACCGGTTTTCTGACCTGCGGAGATGGCATTGTATACATTGTCTGCGATTTCATTGGCGGAAATGCCTGTCTGGGAGGACAACTCCAATATCTGAGAGCGGAGAGAATCAAGAGGAACCTCTGTAGTATCGGCAATGGTGCTGACTTTTGCCATGGCGTCCTCAAAATTCACTGCCGATACAGCCGCCGCAGTACCGATTCCCGCAACAGCGGCGGAAAGGGGCATAATTGTTTTGCCTGCGGCTGTCAGCTTTCCGCCTGTTTCCTTCATTTTTTCACCAAAAGAATTGATGGTGGCATTAGACCTTGCCACATCCTTTTCCAACTCCTTCAGCTGATTTTCCGTTGTAATCAGTTCTCTGCGGAAGGCATCATACTTGCCTTGGTCGATTTCGCCGTTTCGGTACTGCTCCTCAACTTGTGCCTGTGCGTCCTTTAAAGTTTGGAGTTTTTTCCTTGTTTCGTCAGCCTTTTCTGTAAGCAGTCTGTATTTTTGTGCCAACAGCTCCGTATTGGAAGGGTCAAGCTTTAATGCCTTCTGCACCTCGTTTAACTGTTTTTGTGTGGTGCTGATGGAACGGTTGGCACTGCTCATGGCTTTGCTTAAGTCTGTTGTGTCTGCACCGATTTTTACAGTAATGCCTTTAATGTCATTTGCGATGGGTTCACCTCCTTTGGGACATGAAAAAAGCACCTGCGATTGCAAGTGCTAAAAACAAAATTTACCCAAACACTTCCTTCAATCTTTTTATATCCGGCTTTTTCTGCGTCATCAAATAAGCATTTTTCAGATATTTTTGTCCTTTTTCTGTCTGCTCACAGTTGAAGATAAAGGAATCCTTGCGATACATCAGCCATTCATCAAGGGAAAGTGCTTTTACCTTTGTAATGGGCATATTGCAGTAATCCGCAATCATTTTGTTGCTGTAGCTGTAAATCTCCCAATGAAAGGCCCCATTATCTTTTATGGGATAATAGGGCAGCATTAGTTTGGGTCTTTTTGAATGGAAAGCACAAAGTCCATATATTCGTTTGCAATAAAGTCTTGGATTTCTTCCACATCATAGCTTAAAACATCATTTCGGCTTATTTTAAAACCATTTTTATT